GTCCTGATGCAGGCACCCGAACGGTGCTGCAGGGCTGGCAGGGCCTGGCTGCAGGGCACGGCGCTGGGCAGGCAGGGCAGGGGTGGAAAGAAAATCGACCCCCACCCCCGGGGTCTTTTTTCTGGTGGTGATTCCCGGACCCCCGGTACACCCCCGCTTTCGAGTTGGGGCCCCCGGAGCTATAGGTACCTACCCAATCCACGAGCCGGGCCATCCAGCCAACACACTTCCTATGCAACTACCTACAAGTTGTATAGGAGGTGTGTAGGTAGACACGTAAACAACGTGCAAACCGACAACGTAAATGCGCAAATCAGCGTAAGAGCCACATGCAAAACTACAGCGTCCCTACCCCTTCACGTAACCCCTCACGCAACGCAGGAGCTCCCATGAAAGCAGTCTCTGGTCCTTTCGCACTCAACGCTGGCAAGCAAGTCGGCGGCAACGCCATGCAGGGCAAAGGTGACTTGCCGGCCAAGGTCAGCGTGCCGATGCCCGGCACCAACGCCACTCAGCCTGCCTACAAGGGCGGCATGAAGAGCTCTGTCCCCGGATTCGGCGGTGGAGTCATCCCGGGGAAGATCTGATGGCCAAGCAATTCGCCGACCTTGCAGGCGAAGTCCCCAAGCTGGCCACCGCCGCGGACATCTACCCTGAGATCCAGGGTCGGACGCGGCCGACCAAGCACGCGCAGGATGTGCGGGCCAAATCGCCGGGCAAGATCAACCTGAAGCACGTCGCAGAGGCGTGCGCAGACGCTGGTCTCGATCCCGCGGCCGAGATCTTGCGCGTGCTCACGGAGCGCGTGCCGGTGCTCGACCGCTCCGGCCAGCCTGTGCTGGACCCCAACACCGGCGAGCCCATGACTGTGGACCGGGTGGACCCTGACACCAGGCTGCGCACGCTCAACGAATTGCTCCAGTACACGCAACCGAAGCTGAAGGCGGTGGAGGTGAAGGTCAACGGCAATCTGGAGCTCAGCGGCGACCAGCTCGATCAGCGGCTGGCATCGCTTATCGCGAAGGCGGCCAAGTGAATCTGGCTGGTCTGAATCTCGCCGCGCTGTCCGATGAGGAAAAGCGCGAGCTCTACGAGCTGCTCAAGCTCAAGGACACGCGGGAAAAGCGCAACCGCCTCGCAGCCTACGCCCCGTACGCCAAGCAGCGCGAGTTCCACTCCGCTTCGGCTGGCTACCGTGAGCGTCTGTTCATGGCAGCCAACCAGAGTGGCAAAACGTGGGCTGGTGCATTCGAGATGGCCATGCACCTGACCGGTCGTTACCCCGACTGGTGGACCGGCCGGCGCTTTAACTACGCGATTCGGGCCATGTGTGGATCCGAATCGGCCGAGTTGACACGCAAGGGTGTCCAGCGTCTGCTCATCGGGCCACCCGAGCTCAGGGACGAGTGGGGCACAGGGGCGATTCCGCATGAGGCGCTGCGCGACACCAGCATGAAGCAGGGGGTGCCCGACGCCATCAGCTCGGCTGTGGTGCGGCATGTGTGCGGCGAAGACAGCGTGCTGCAGTTCAACTCCTACGACCAGGGCCGTGGCAAGTGGCAGGCCGACACTGTGGACCTGGTCTGGATGGACGAGGAGCCGCCGCAAGCGATCTACAGCGAGGCCCTGACCAGAACCAACGCCACCAGTGGCAGCGTCTACGTGACGTTCACTCCGCTGCTGGGCATGAGCGACGTCGTCAAGCGGTATCTGCTGGACAGGCCCACCGGCACGACCGTCATCAACATGACGATCGACGACGTCGAGCATTACAGCAAGGAGCAGCGCGAGGCGATCGTCGCGAGCTACCCCGAGCACGAGCGAGAAGCGCGCACCAAGGGGATCCCGATCCTGGGCTCGGGGCGGGTGTTCCCGATCGCCGAGAGCGCGATCTCGATCAATCCGTTCCCTATCCCCGCGCATTGGCCGCGGATCGTCGGGCTGGACTTCGGCATCGACCACCCCACCGCTGCCGTGTGGCTGGCCTGGGACCGCGACGCCGACGCTCTGTACGTCACCGACTGCTACCGGGTCAAGGACTCCAGCATCGCGATCCACGCCGCCAGCATCAGGGCGCGCGGCGACTGGATCCCAGTCGCGTGGCCGCATGACGGCTTGCAGCGGGATAAGGGGTCAGGCGAGCAGCTGGCCGACCAGTACCGGGCGCAGGGGTTGAACATGCTGCGCAACCGCGCCACGTTTGAGGACGGCTCCAGCGGGGTGGAGGCGGGAATCGCCGAGATGCTGACCCGGATGCAGACGATGCGTCTGCGGGTGTTCAGCCATCTCGCTGATTGGTTTGAAGAGTTCCGGCTGTACCACCGCAAGGACGGGCTGGTGGTCAAGGACGGCGACGACCTGCTCTCAGCCACCCGCTACGCCATGATGGCCCGCCGACTGGCCAAGACCCAAGACGCGGCCGTCACATCGCTGCGCCGCGGCAACATGTTCCCCGTCATCGATTACGGCGTGCTGGACGCCGAGATCGGTTACTGAAAGCACACCACATGGACTTCCCCAAGGAAATCGATCCCGAGCTGCTGGTGGACGTCGAGGACGACACCCAGGCTGAGATGGATCCCGAGATCGACCCAGAGCGCGAGGCCGAGATGGCGCAGGAGCGCCTGCAGATGTTCGGCTACAACATGGCGCGCCAGCGCGACGAGTGGATCCGGGATCGGTATTCCTACGGCGTGGACAAGCGCTGGATTGAGGACCAGGACCAGTACGACAGCAAGGACAACATCGCCAAGGCCGCCAGCCAGATGATGACCAGCGTCGAGCAGGGCTACCCTGTCACGACGCAGATGGCCAAGCCCAACCGGTCCACCGTGTTCATCGGCATGACCCGGATGAAGACCAACGCGGCTGAGGCGCGCCTGGCCGACATCCTGCTGCCCACGGACGACAGGAACTGGGGCATCCAGCCCACGCCCGAGCCGCATGTCATGGGTATGGTCATGGACGACCGCATGGCCGGCGACAAGCTCACCGGGCAGCCGATGGTCGACCCTGAGACGGGGCAGCCGCTGCGCGTCAAGGACGTCGCGCGGGCTGCGCTGGAGGTGGCCCGGCGCAAGGCCGACGCCATGCAGACCCGCATCGACGACCAGTTGACGGAGTGCGACTACAACGGTGAGCTGCGCAAGGTGATCCACGACGCCGCGGTGCTGGGCACCGGGGTGGTCAAGGGACCGGTGGTCACCAACCGCGTGCGCAAGGCCTGGCAGCCGATGACCGACGCCATGGGCCAGACCGTGCAGACGGTGATGATCGTCGAGGAGCTGGCACCGGCGAGCTTCCGCGTGGACCCGCGCAACGTCTTCCCCGACCCCGGCTGCGGTGAGAACGTGCACACGGGCAAGGGCATCTACGAGCGCGAGAAGCTCACCGCCAAGCAAGTCCGCGACCTGGCTAAGCAGCCTGGCTTCATGCGCGAGCAGCTGCGCAAGGTGCTCGAAGAGGGGCCCAAGCGCTCGGCCACCTTCCAGGAGCTGCGCGACGAGGACCAGCGCGACATCGCCCGCGACACCTACGAGATGTGGACGTACTGGGGCGAGGTCGAGCACGAGGACCTGCGCAGCGCCGGCGTTGACCCGGGCGAGGAGGACGTGCTGCGCACCATCTCCGCGTGCGTGGTGATGATCAACAGCACCGTGGTCAAAGCGTTCCTGAACCCGCTGGAGGGTGGCGACATCCCCTACGACTTCTACGTCTGGGAGAAGGTGGCCGGCTCCTGCTGGGGCTACGGCATCCCGTACCTCATGCGCAGCCAGCAGAAGGTGCTCAACGCGGCTTGGCGCCAGCTGATGGACAACGCAGGCGTCAGCTCGGGCCCGCAGATCGTGATGAAGCCCAGCGTCATTCAGCCGGCCGACAAGCGCTGGGAGCTGAGCTCGCGCAAGATCTGGTTTGCCACCGACGACATGGACGACGTGCGCAAGGCGTTCGCCACGTTCGAGTTCGACTCGCACCAGGCAGAGCTGGCCAACATCATCAAGATGGCCACCGAGCTCGCCGATGCGGAGACCGGTGTGCCGATGATTGCGCAGGGCGAGCAGGGCGCTGCGCCCGAGACGGTCGGGGGCATGACCCTGCTGATGAACAGCGCCAACGTCGTGCTGCGCCGACTGGTCAAGCAGTTCGACGACATGATCACCCGGCCGCACCTGCGCCGGTACTACGACTACAACATGCTCTACGACGAGGACGAGAGCATCAAGGGCGACTTCAGCGTCGACGCCCGTGGCTCCAGCGCCCTGCTGGTGCGCGACGTCCAGAACCAGGCGTTCCTGAACCTGCTGGCCGCGGCGGCCAACCCGATCTTCGGCAAGTACATCGACCCGAAGAAGCTCTTCGAGAAGGCGCTGCAGGCGCAGCACATCGACCCGGCTGAGGTCTTCAAGCCCGAGGACGAGATCGAGGAGATGGAGGCCGCCGAGAAGCAGGCGATGGCCCAGGCGCAGGAACCGGCCGATCCGAAGATCGAGGCCGCGCGCATCCGCGCCGAGAGCGACATGGCCAAGATTCAGGCGCAAAACGACGGCGACGCCGCGGAGCTCAACACCCGACTGCAGATCGCCCAGGCCAACATCCAAGCGCGCCGCGAGCAGATGCAGATGCAGCGCGAGATCGAGATGATGCGCTTGGCCAACCAGCAGAACGTCAGCCTGGAGCAGATCAAAGCCAAGCTGGCCGAGACGTCGATCCGCGAACGCGGCAAGAAGGAACTGTTCGCGGCCGAACAGCGTCTGAAACTCGTAGCCGGATCGGGTATCTGAACCCTAGAATTCGACCCCAAGACAGGAGCACTGTATGCCCAATCTCTATATCACCGAGTTCGCCCAAGAGGGCATTGACGCCCTGGGCCGGATCGTGCCCGTGGCGAAGGTGCCGGCCGTCACCGAACAGAAGGTTGTGTTCAGCACGAGCACGCAAAGCGCCACGCTTGATCCGCAGACCACGCTGGTACGGCTGCACGCCGACGGCATCTGCTCGGTGGCGGTGGGCGTGAACCCGACGGCCACGACGAGCAACATGCGTCTCGGGTTGAACCAGACCGAGTACTTCGCGGTTCAGGCCAACAGCGGCCTGAAGATCGCTGCGATCAACAACACCTGACCGAGCGCAGAAATGTTTCCAGTACCGACCCACGGCTTGATGGGGGCGATGTCGGGTGCCGACATCTCGGCAGGCGTTGCGTTGGCGCTGGACTTCATCAACGGCGCCACCAGCCTCGATCGCCGCATCACCTTCTCCCGCACCACCAACGCCACGCTGACGGACAGCACGGGCAAGATTGCCTACGCGCCACACAACCTGCTGACGAACTCGGAAAACTTTGAGGCGGCGGCTTGGGCTAAATCCGCTGGTGCCAGCGTATCTGCAAACTCAACGATTGCACCTGATGGTACTTTGACCGCCGACACAGTGACGTTTGCGGCAAGTTCAGACTTCATCAACCAGCAAATCCTGT